GGTCTTTAAAGATGTCTCTCTTGAACTTGAGCCGGTAAATACGAGGGATTGCAGCAGACGAGCGGAATGTGACCGGTTTTCCGCTGATCTCGATTGTCTTTTCAAGCATGTCCATCCTCCTTTACTTTCCGACAGTCGACGTCGATGACGAAGCTGCAGAAGCTGACGCAGCCGTCTCCGTCGGAAGGTAGACGGCCTTGTACCAGTTGTCATAAGCGGTCGCATCCGTGGTGTCTCCTGATCTTGCCTTCACGAGGCCATCGGAACGCGGGTCTGCGGTGATGGAAAGCTTCTCTGTGCCAGGCTCGATGGTGTCTTCCTTGGTCTCTGACTCAAGAGACGGTCTTGATGCTGTGCAGTAGTAAAGCACGTGACGGATAGAACGGATGTCTCCGTCAAACTCAAAGAGCAGGGCGAACTTCACCGTGTCGCTAAGGCCGCTCTTTTCTACCAGCACGCCTTTATCATCGAGCATTTCCTGCAGGATGTCCGTCCTAAACCACTCCGGAATCAAAGCGATTTCAAGATCACCGGAGTATCCGTTGTTTGTGACGGAGCGGAAGTAGACGATGCCGTCTGCGTAGAAGGCTTTTGTTTCGCCTTCCGCATCAAGACTGATGGATACAGCGCCTGGGATCGGCTTTGGCGTATCATAGGTAAAGGTGGTGACGCCGTCCTTGACGGTCTCCGTCAGCTTCGCTGCGTAGACGTTTTTCAGATTGTATTTGACTTTGTTTCCCATATGGCTTGATCCTCCATTTCAAAAATGTAGAGCACCTCATAAAGCTGCTCGGTTTCGATCCAGACTTCAGATTTGCTGTAAAAGATCCCCGCATTATCTAATGCGTCCTCGACTTTCTTTTCCGCAGCCGGGTCTTTTCGGTCTGTGTACAGCTCGAGGTGAACTTCGCTGACCTTAAGGTATGCGCATCCATCTGCCGAGAAATGATTGCTTTGCGGGATGAGCCAGCAGAGAAACGGCGGATCCGGGGAGTCTCCTTCGGCAAAGTGATCATATGCAAAGGGGATTCCGGTGTTTTCTAATATCGAGGTAATTTCACTCATGTTCAATTCCCTTCCTGATCATACTTTCCAGTTGCTTTTCTCCTCGTTCTTCAGCTGGAGCAATATGAGGCTGTGCAGCGACTCTTCCTCCGCCTCGCTTGGCGTGGCCATGCTCTAATAGATGCGCGATCTGATAGCGGTTCCGCGAATAAACGGTGACCTGAAGTGAATCTGCTGTTTCTTTCATCGTCTTTACAGACCAGCTTTTCGCGTAGGCACCGGTTTTTCTTGGAGCAGAAGACGAGATATCCTTTCGGACAGCTTTTCCGGTTTTCTTAACGGCATCCTTTACGGATTCTGAAGTCGACTGCGCGTATTCCTTCAGCTCCCGGTTGATTGCATCCGCAAGGCCATCTATGCTTACTTTTTGACTCATGATGAACACCTCTTGCAGTGAAGCTTGATCGCTTTCTTCTTGAAGTTCATGTGGTCGATTCCTTCTATGCTGTAGACGGCATCCTGAAAAATGATCCGGTATCCCTTAGAGCTTAGCGCTTTTGTTTCCCGGCACCAGCGGACTGTAAAGTCGATCATGCTCTCATCCCATGTGGCACCTGCAGCAGTTTCTTCTTTTGGTGACTCGGAGCTGACGCCTGCATAGCAGGAAAAGTAATCCTTCCAGGTGCTGATGCGGTTTCCGATGGCATCCGAAGTGACCTCCGATTTCTGGATCAGAATCTGCTCGCTTAAAAGCGCAATGTTCATCAGAACTCCTCCTTTCGGACGCCGAGAAGAAGCGCGCGAAGGGTCTGGTTCAGCCCCTCGTGGTCTGCTTCCTCTCGGTGTTCATACAGGTAGGCGACTGTATAAAGCACTGCAATGCGAATCTGGACCTGCACCTTTTCATCGCTTTTTTCCCATTCTTCATCGGTTAAGCGGGAGATACTTTTGACAAGCTCCTCAGCAGAAGCAATCAGGCTTTTAATCAGATCATCTTCATCTAAGGAGCTGACGCGAAGATAGGTTTTGACTTCATCCAGTGTGATTTCCATATAGACCTCTCCTTAAAATGCGGCGGGAGCAAAGTCCCGCCGCTGATGCCTTATGCAGATGCCTTGATGGAAAGCCCTCTTACGGCCTCCGGAAGAATCAGCCGTCCATCTACACGCTCAGAAGCGAGGAATCCGATCTGGCCGTTTGCCGCATAGAGCTCAGAAAGTCTCTTAAAGGAGCGTCCCTGGCGTTCGGCGATCCAGTAGTAGGAGAAATCCCCAAAGAGGAGCGGGACGTTTCCGGCAGCAAGCTCCGGTGCGTAAATGCTGGTCTTGTACGGACGGTTTAAGATCATGTCCGGCTGACCAGAAACTACAGCAGGCTGCCAGATGTAGTTTCCGTTGTTATCCTTAATCTTGCGGAGTGCCTTCACCGTGGAATCGTTCAGAATCCAGGTCGCACGGTTGCGGTAGACGCTTCTTAAGGAATGGAACACATCCATGATGGCGTCGAAGCTGATGTTCGTGTTTGCAATCTCCGTGGCTGCATCTTTGTCCGCTTTTACCTTGGTAAAGACGCCTTCCGGCTTCTTTTTGCCATTCCCGGTAAGGAATGCCTCTTCCTCGGCAGCGCCGATGCGGCGGGCGAACTCCGTTGAGATGTAGCTTTCCAGATCGAACACTGAGTCGTTCATCAGCTCTTCAGAAACCTTGATGGCGGTTCCGAGCTTGTAGGCATCGAGCGTAATCTGATCGAATGTATCGTCCGACTCCGGATAGAGACCGTTTTCATCCATCCAGGCAGCCGTTCCGTGAGATGCGACCACCGGAATGGTGTGCGTGCCGGACTGCGTCTGAATGACATGGGCCAGTGAGCGGAAGAAGTTCTCGTCATTTAACGCCTGCACCAGCTGCTTCTCGTATTCATCCGGCACAAGGTAACCGCCGTTGGCATCCGTTCCAACCTCAAGGACGTTCTTCACATCGTACCAGTTGCGCTTGCGGATAGAATCCCAGAACGCTGCCTTGTAGGCGTTGCTTGCTGTACCGGTCTTTTCATCAGGGCTGTCGCCAGCTCCCGGCTTTCCGGTAAGAGGAAAAGAGGTCGGCTGTCTCATCATCTGTTCAATCTGCTCCTGTCTCTGCAGACGCTCAATGTCGTGTGTGAGATCGGTGACTTCCTTTTCCATTTTCTCGTAGGTGGCGGCATCTTCCTTAGAGACATTGCCGCCGTTGTCTGAGTGCGCATCAAGGAACTTCTTTGCAGCGTCCCATGCCTTCGCACGTCTTTCCATAAGATCCATAATCTGTGTCATGTGTATATCCTCCTTAGTGTGAAAGAAGCGAAAGCCGCTTCTTAAGCTCGGTGACGGGCACCGTATGTTCCTTTGGGTTTTCCGGTTTCTTCGGAATTAATCTGGATAAAAGCGAATCCGTGACGGCTTTTCTTGAAAAAAGCATTTCCATTTCACTGTCGCCATCAGCGTCTGAATCCAGGTCCTTTTCCGCATCGCCTGCGAAGAGTATTTCATCAGCAAATCCCAGCTTCTTTGCTTCCTTCGCATTCATCCAGGTCTCTGCGTCCATGAGCTTTGAGATTTTGTTCCGGGACAGCCCGGACTTGATCTCATAGGCGTTTAGGATAGATTCCTTGACTTCAGAAAGCATGTCGATGGCCTTCTGCATCTCCTCGCTGTCTCCGATGGCGATGGTCATTGGGTTGTGGATCATCAGCATGGCTACCGGGCTCATGCAGACCCTGGTTCCTGCCATCGCAATGACAGAGGCTGCGGATGCTGCCAGGGCATCGATCTTTACCGTAACGTCATACGGGTAATCCATCAGCATGTTGTAGATCTGGGCTGCCGCAAAGACATCTCCTCCGGGTGAGTTGATCCAGAGCGTGATGTTTCCTTTGCCGCTGTTTAATTCACCCTTGAAGATTTCGGGCGTGACTTCATCGCCGTACCAGGTCTCATCGGAGATCTCGCCGCTTAAGTAGAGAGTGCGGTCTGATCCGAAAGGGTCCGGCTCAATATTTTTCACCCATTTCCAGAACTGTCTGTTCATACAGGGTTCTTCCTCCTTCCATGGAGCAGGTCATCAAAATCGGATGACTGCTCATTTTCTTCTGCTTCGTTTGTTCCTTCTGCTTGCGCGTTTCCTGCGAAGATGCCGGCGTCTTTGAGCTTGGTCATGTTTCCGTTGATCAGGTACAGATCACCGCCGTCTTCCTTTGGGATGCGATTTAAGTTCTCAAGCTCCCGGATGTCATTTGCGCTCATCCAGCCGTTCTGTCTTGCGGTAGCGTAGCCGTTCATGCGGCTTTCGTAAACACCCCGAAGAAGCCCGTCCACATTGAATTTGAAAAAATAGCGTTTCTTTTCGTCATCAGAAAGAAGCGCCTTTCGCATGGACTGTTCCCACCGGCAGACCCAGGGGTCAAGCGTGTACTTTACGAACTCTAAGGACTGCTGCTCGATGTTGTTAAACGAGCTTTTCTCTAAGTCTCCGATCATGTGAGGTGGAATCCGGAAAATCCTTGCGATCTCATCAATTTGAAACTTTCTTGTCTCTAGGAACTGTGCCTGCTCTGGGGAGATGGAGATTGGGGTATAGTGCATGCCTTCTTCTAAAACAGCGACCTTATTGGAATTGGCGGAGCCTCCGAAAGCAGAATTCCAGCTTTCGCGGACACGCTCAGGGTCTTTTACGACTCCTGGATGCTCCAGAATGCCTCCCGGTGTCGCACCGTTTGCAAAGAACTTTGCGCCGTATTCTTCCGCGGCCATGGTCATGCCGATGGAGTTTTTGGCCATCGCAATCGGAGAGTATCCGACGAGACCATCAAACCCTAAACCGGGGATATGCAGCACATTTTTTGGAGAAAGCCGAACAAGAGACCCCTTTATCGTATGCACTTCATCATCTGAGGTCTGGTACTCGTAGTAGAGCTTTCCGTTTTCATCTCGGTCTACCGTCATGCGGTTAGGCATCAGCGGATAGAGCGCTACAACTTCGCCTTTCCCGTTCCTTATGATCTGCGCGTAGGCATTTCCCCACAGAAGAAGATGCGTCATCAGCGCTTCCCGGAATGCAAAAGAGGTGAGCTCCGGATTCGGTTCATCATGGATGATTGTGTACAGCGGATGATCGATTGCTTTCTCCTTGCTTCCGCTGTCTGCGTAACGGTACAGATGAAGCGGAAGGCTCGCAATTGCCTCCGATAGAATCCGCACGCAGGAATAGACGGCCGTGATCTGCATGGCAGAGCGTTCTGTTACATGTTTTCCGGCAGTCGTCCCGCCGAAGAAGAAGCGGTAGGAACTTCCTGCCGTCAGATCCTTCGGCTTGTCCCTTGATTTAAAAAGTCCTGATAAAATGCTCATGAATACCTCCTGAAATTTGGCATAAGAAAAGCACCTGCCAAATGACAGATGCCTAGTTTTTCATATACGTGTTAGGATAAGACAACGCTTACAAAACAAACTGCGAGATTGTTGCACAGATTGCCTTAATGTTTACCTGAGATTTAAAATCAAACTGTAGCTTCGCTCCATTGCTGAACATCAAGACAAGTTCACTGTCTATATCCAGAACGCCTGCTGTTTCAACACCAAAATACTGGACTTTTGAGTAAGGATAGGAGAAATAGGAGACTTTCTTTCCTACCAGTCCCTGTACATTTACTACAAGGACACGCTTGTTGGTAAAAATGACTTGATCTCTTACCGTTTTGAAGGCCTGAATAATATCTTCTCCTGGTGTTAAAAACATCGTAACTTCTGGTCGGATTTCCTGTACAGGCATTTCCTTTAAATTAAGCAGATTGGAATCGCCGATAATCCCTGATGAAATATTTGCCATAATTCTTCTTACCCTCCTTGTTTTGCTGCTTTTCTGTTCTTCATATTATAGCATACAGAAGGGGACACCAAAGAATCAAATGAACAGAATCCCTCTGCTGTCATAGACCGATTCGTCGTTGTCATTTCCTCCTCGGATCGCCCGGTCCAAGGCCATGATCGTCGCAATCGCGCCGTCGATCTTTTCTGTGGATTTCTCTTTATCTGCCTTGATGTTTCCTGCAGGATCTCGCCGGATGTAGATGTTATCCATCATCCAGCGAAGCACCGGGTGGCCGCCGTGGGCGATTCGTTTTTCCAGCACGAGCTTCATCAGCTCCTTGGTCGGCGGGCTCATGTCCTTGAAACCCTGACCGAACGGAACCACGGTAAAGCCCATGCCTTCTAAGTTCTGCACCATCTGAACAGCTCCCCAACGGTCAAAGGCAATCTCACGGATATTGAACCGCTCGCCAAGACTTTCAATGAAGTTCTCGATGTATCCGTAGTGGATCACATTCCCTTCTGTGGTCTGAAGCACGCCTTGCTTTTCCCAGAGGTCATACGGCACATGATCGCGCCGGACGCGAAGATCAAGCGTCTCTTCCGGCACCCAAAAATACGGAAGGACCACGTACTTGTCATCTTCATCACGAGGCGGAAACACCAGAACGAAGGCAGTGATGTCCGTGGTAGAGGAAAGGTCGAGGCCACCATAGCAGACGCGTCCTTCCAGATCATCTTCATCAATGGGAAATGCGCAGGCATCCCACTTATCCATCGGCATCCAGCGCACGGACTGCTTCACCCACTGGTTCAGCCGAAGCTGCCGGAAGGCGTTCTCTTCTCCGGGATTTTGTTTGGCTGACTCACAGGCCGCCTCAACCTTATCGATTCCTACGGTGATGCCAAGAGAAGGATTCGCTTTTTTCCAGACTTTTGGATCCGTCCAGTCCTCAGATTCGTCTGCACCGAAGATCACGGGGTAAAAGGTCGGATCATGCTTTCTTCCGCTCATGATGTCAAGAGCCTTCTCGTGCTGCTCATAGCAGATGGAATTTGTGTCGGTTCCTGCGGTCGTGATCAGGAAGAACAAAGGCTGCATCCTTGCATCACCGCTTCC